ATGCGCGAATCGCTAAAGAAAAGGCTAACGCTCCAACAGCATCAGGCGAGTCTTTGATTTACAAAGAGGGCAAGTGGACAAGAGAAATCAAGACAGAGCGTTCAGCGGTTACAGAGTGGTTCAGCCAGTATGCAGATTCTCAGCGCGAAATCGTTACAGAGTTTTACGATGGCAAGCCACACACAGAGGAAAGCATCCAGCACCAAAAAGACCGCAGAGCCTTTGCTGGAGAGATTGCTCAGTTGATTTGTTTCAACTTGGCTCAAAAGCATGACATTACTTACGAGGCGCAAGAAGCAATCCTCATCAAGAAGTATGAGAAGAGAGGCTACTGATGAGCAACATTGATACTCAATTGCTAGAGTTCGCAAAAATCATGGGGTCAAATGAGGACTTGCATCCTGATTTAGTTCCTTATGTTTCAGACGGACCTTTAGGGAAACAACTTCGTCACCCGCTTGTGTATCAAATCGCTATGACAGGCAATGGCTGGGCTAATGCTTACTACCTACAAAAAGTAGGCGATGTAAAAAAAGCGCTTGAAAACAAAAAGTACGATTCTTTTGTTTGGCTCCATGAGCGCCCATATCGAATTGAGGCGTTTCAAGAAATTGAGCATCTTCTATCAGATACCGCTTATTGGAAATTGCTTGCTGACATCTGGGTTGATACAGAAAACCAATGGCAGAACCATGAAGAATGGAAAGAGTTGCTTTCATCAACCCGTTCAAGCCGTCATTATTTGATGGATGAATCTGAGTTTCAGTTGTTGAATTCTCTACCAGAGTTGGTTACTATTTACCGTGGATGCGTTAAGGGCGTTAATGAAGATGGACTTTCATGGACACTAAACAAAACCAAAGCAGAATTCTTTGCCAATAGATTTGGCAAGGGAGGAATTATCTTAGAGAGAGAAATTCCAAAGTCGGACATCATTGCGGTCTTATTAAGTCGCGGTGAATCTGAAGTGATTTGTGAGGTAAAGGAATGAAATGTTATACCTGTGGTTCGGAGTTCCGAATCAGTTTTGTAAAAAATAAACCGTATTGCTTTCGGTGTGAGGCAGATGCCTCACTCGTTGCATTAGGGATAGTCCGAGATAAGGAGAGAGAAAATGTTGGCTAAATACCTATCAAAGAACGGTGGTCGCGTCACAGAGCGGGGTTACAAAGTTTCTGAATGGCTGGATGCTTTTGGAGTGTTTTCCATTATCTTCCTCGTATTCGGGGTTGTGGGGTCAATAGAGAGCGGTAGGTGGTTCGGTTGATACTTCTATCGTGGATGAGGGATAAATCGCTCCCAAGGCTCCCTGAAGCCTCCTTAGCCCGTATACGCGCCCGCGAGCGCGAGCGCCTACTGTCCGAGGAAGCCGATAAGCGACACGCACAACAGGATTTGAATATTAAACCCAAGTAAGATATACTGGTTATACATCGAGAGAGAGGTTCAAGATGATAAAAGCAGTCGTCAAGATTGAAAACCAATGGAGCAGGGGCGAAATCAACAAAGTAGAAGTTGAGTTCGAGACAATTGGTGAAATTGAAAACTACTTGGCTTACAACAGGGCTTATATTCAAGAAATTAAGTTTGTCGGCAAAATCAAAAAGGAGGAATACTAAATGACACAAACAGCAGAAAAAATTAAGAGCGCTTACGACATTCTTGTCGAAGCATCAGAAGCGGCAGAAGCCGCAGTCAAGGCTTGCACTCCACGGGCAATTATTGTGGGTGATGCAATCGGTCTTAGCAATGAGATTGATGAATCAAAGCCAACTTATTACATAGAAGGCGGCGTTTGCGGATTCGCTTCCGTGGTCATCAAACCAGCGCGAGGAAGCATTGTTGCTGAGTTAAAAAAGCGCAAGATTGGTAGCGCTCACTATGGCGGAGGATATTCCTTCAGTTCATGGCAAGTAGCGCCAAGCATCCGTCGTGACCAAAGTTACGAACGAGCCGTTGCCGCGGCTAGAGGAGCGGTGGATGTTCTTAAAAAGTACGGCGTCAATGCTTATGTTGATGCTCGTATTGACTAAATAGAAAAACTTCACCCGCCAGTCCACCTTTCGCTGGCGGGTGATTTCTATATCTGGTGTACTCTTTATTTCTGGGTACCCAAGGTTCGGTGGAGTTGATTGCGCCGTTGCGCTGTCCGTCCTCTCTCACTAGGCGTGATGTGTTGCGCCTCCACCGAACGCCCTAACTAGGGTTGAAAATACTTGGATTTGTCACCATCATCTGCTACCGTTATTCAAGGTTCGCAAACACCTACTTCCAAAAGTGAAGTCAATCAGATATTGACAACATCAAAGCGTTACATCCAGTAACGGATAAATGTTCACTCCGAACAATGGAGGATTATGCGATTCTATGAAAGATTTAATCTAAAACCAATTCATGTCGCAGTAATCAGCGCTCTTTTGATTACCACTAATCCGTTACAGATGCCAAAAGACCCATCGGCATCAGCGGTTGAAATAGAGATTCCTAAACCAGTTTTGGTTGAAAGAACTCCCGAGGGCGCTCAGATATACGCCAAAACACAACTAGATAAATATGGGTGGGACACGCCTAAGCAATGGGCTTGTCTTGTAGACCTTTGGACGGGAGAATCCAATTGGCGTCCAAGCGCTTACAACAAAACAGTTGTATATCAAGATGGAGAAAAAAAACATGCTGGAGGAATCCCGCAGATTTTAGGGCTTGACCCTGATAGCACCGTTGAGTATCAAATCTCAAGAGGCTATGAATACATCCAAGCAAGATACGACACGCCTTGTAATGCAAATGCCTTCTGGCATAGAAATTTTTGGTATTAGTATTCGAACATGGATGAAGAACAAAAAAGACCTTCAGCAATAGACGACGCGCTCGCCGAAATCGGGCGCGTCGCCTTTCTTGAACCAGCGATATGTACGGGCTGGGTTTTAGTATCGGAATGGACTGGCGGCGGGGATAAAGATTATTGGACTTTGACTCTGGCAGATGACCAGAATCCAGATTGGCGTCATCTTGGTTTAGTTCACCACGCACTAAAATCATGGGAGGAGGACGAAATTTTTGGACCAGAATCAGGAAAATGAAGAACCAGTTGATAAAGAAAGATTGGAACTTCTAAAAAAAGTATTGGAAGAACGCTTCGGCGACCCGACACGCGAGAGATATGCAATACCGCCAAAAAAAGATTTAGACCTTTAGAATTCTTACATGGGTTTATTAGATTTTGTACGAGAAGCGCCGTGCCGCGATGCTGACCCTTGGTTATTTGACCAGTATCAATTAGATTTAGCGCAACCAGGATTGGCTTATTGCCAACGGTGTCCGTTTTGGGAAAATTGCGACGAGTTAGTAAAACCCCGTCAAAGTCACTACGATGGAATTTCCGCTGGAAAAGTATGGCGTAACGGAAAACTTTTGGCTAGACTTGATGAAAATTCCCCTTTTCGTTTAGTTGTTGCAGATGAGAGGGAGGAATTATTTAATGTTGAAACCTTGGCAGTTCGAGGGGGCGACTTGTTGGGGGATTGAAACGGACTTTTATTTTCCAGAACACCATAAAGTGACTGATGAAAATAAAAAAGTAAAGGCACTATGTAAATCGTGCATCTGGCAAAAAGAATGTCTGACCTACGCGCTACATTATTCAGTAGACGGAATCTGGGGAGGGACAACCCCTAGAGAAAGGTCAGCAATAAGAACACAACTAAATATCATCCCGATACCTATAAACGAAGGAAAATGACAAATGACTCAATTAACTATCACGGGAAATGTAGTAGCAGACCCAGAGTTGCGTGTAATCGCAAGCGGGAAATCAATTGCGACTTTTACAGTCGTATCATCTAAATCAGTAAAACAAGCCGACGGCTCATGGGATAACACCGATACAACATTTTGGGATATTAAATGTTGGGGTAAGACCGCAGAGAATGTAGCCGATTCAGTTCAAAAGGGAATGTCTGTAATTGTTGTAGGCACCGCAGTTCAAGAGAATTGGGATGACAAAGCAACGGGGGCTAAGCGCTCAAAGATTGCTGTCACCGCTTGGAATGTGGGAATTGACCTAAAGCGCCATACAGCCACAGCAAGCGTTGTGCATCGCTCTGACGGCTCATTTAACCCGCCTCCAGCCAATGACCCGTGGAGCGCCCCATTCGGCTCGGATGTTGCGCCTTTCTAACCTTTGTATAGTATGATAGGGGTTAGAAATTTTCTCTTGAAAGGGGAAAATCATGGCTTGGACTGATTACTTCGTAGACGCCATTCCTGGCGCTAAAGTTGTTGTATCGCAAGACGGTAAACCGTTCATCTCAAATGAAATTGCTCTTCGTGAGTATGTTGAAATTGAGTTGAATATCCGAAATGAGGCATTACCTTTTCATATCTTCTTCCGACGCTTTGATGCAATTGGCGGAGAACTTGAAAACCGTTTGTTTGCTCAAGTAGGGGACAGAAGTTTGGCTTGCAAGTCAGCAGTAGACTTGATGAGTAAGCGATTAAATTCTTTTGAATTTGTCTTAGACGGAGAATAAAACGACAAAATTCTCTAATGGTAAAATCATTGGATGGATTATGACTTTTTGGCGTCGCCGAATGGAGTCGTGTCTGTTTTAAGTGGATTTGCTATCCAGACGCATGAGTTATTCTCTGAACTGGTAAGAGCAGGTTTTAACGATGAACAGGCAATTAAAATTGTCGTCGGATTAGCCACTAAAGAGTAGAGGGAAACAATGGCAGAAAAGCCAGATTTACAAGAACTCGGCTCTACGGGATTACGCCGTTCGGGTGGAACTGTCTACGAGGAATTCCTCACTAACCTTCGCGGTACTCGCGGAGCAAGAGTTTATAGAGAGATGTCAGATAACGACCCAACAATCGGGTCAATGCTTTATGCAATTGAGAAAGTTATTACTCGCCTAGAGTGGCGTGTAGACCCATTCTCAGATAATTCTGAAGATGGCGATGTAAACCCTAAAGATAAAGAAGTTGCTACCTTCGTAGAATCATGTATTAACGATATGTCGGATTCATGGGATTCAACCCTTTCACAAATGCTCTCAATGCTTATCTTTGGATATTCATATCACGAAATTGTTTACAAGACGCGTTCTGGTCCAGACCAAAAAGACCCGTCCAAGCGCTCAAAATTTAACGATGGAAAAATCGGTTGGCGCAAAATGCCTATCCGTTCACAAGAAACTTTATTCCGTTGGCAGATAGATGAGAATGGCGGAATTCAAGCCATGGAACAGATTGACCCTTCATCGGGCGGTTTACATATAATTCCAATTGAAAAGGCTTTACTGTTCCGCACAACCTCACAAAAGAATAACCCAGAGGGTCGTTCTATTCTCCGTAATGCCTATCGCCCTTGGTTTTTCAAGCGCCGCATTGAAGAAATTGAAGCAGTAGGTATTGAGCGCGATTTAGCAGGATTACCCGTTGCCTATGTGCCACCTGAGTATCTTTCATCATCTGCAAGCACCGAGCAAGCGGCGGTTCTTTCAACAGTTCAAAACATTGTTACATCTATCAAGCGGAATGAGCAAGA